TCTGAACGAAGGATCTCCCGTGTCGAAATCTGCCCTCACATAAGGCGCAAGATTCGCGGAGAACTTCGGATCGGGTGCAAACATGAAGACGTCTAAGTCTGCTTCCAGACGGTTTCGTTCTTCTACGTAGCAATCCCATTGATCGCGGTAGTTGGCGGGTGTAATGGTTGGATCAAGATCCACAGTTCCTGTCGAATCAGAATCGAAGAGTTGTTCGAGGTATTTTTGAACCTCGATCGTTACTCCGAAAACTTCTTCAACGATGTATCTGCTTTTCTCATCTACACTACGAGCCTGCAAATTGGAATTCTTAATTTCTTTCACAATTTGCCGGTCCCACCAAGTCACCCCCACTTGCTGGCTGTACCAATCCAACAAGTCCATCAAGCGCGCCGGGTCGAAACCCGTACACCTCAACATCCAAAGTGCAACGGATTGCACCACAGGACATCCTGGGTATTGCGCTAGATAAGAGAGTCCCTTGACCTGAGCAAGCATCAACAAAGTGCTATCTCTGGCCCGAAGGTAGGCGTGGCCCGCCCAGCTACACGTGAGAACCGTTTTCCACGGGTTCGTCAGTGTATCTAGTACGTCTGGGTGGGTCACGACGCCACAGAAAGATGCCTTGTACCAAGCATCAACCGGGACGATTTTGATAGTCAATCCTAGCTGGAGGTAGTCTGCCGGGGTCGGGTCACGTGGGGCGTTGTGAGCAAAAAGCCCATCATCACCTTCCACAACCGCAGCCACCTCAGTGGCACCTAGCTTAACCAACAGTATGAACAAATTGAACATTAGATTCGAAAACCCGTTGAACAAAGAGGTGGACATTTGCCCACTTGACCGTCTGCCTTCGATGTACGCTGTAAACAGCTTTGACTCGAGGCTTTTCCTTTGGTTGCCGCCCAGAATGTCCTGGACGCCTTCCTCCTGAATAACACCGGAGAACATGTATCGGGCCAAGGCTAGTTCGCACACTCCTTGCAAGCGCGCGACAAAATTTGCCTCAAAAGAGGAGTAATCACTCCCGAAAATCCGGAAACCGGCCTTACCCGCTACATCACGTATGTAGCTCGGCCAGTCTGCCCTCGGAATTTTCTTGATGAATTCAGGGCGGGCGAAGAGTTTCTTCTCCACCGCAGAAATGAATCTGCCCTGTAAGACTTTCTCGTAATCAGTAGGT